AGGAGATAAAACTACGGCATTTCCATGCAATTCTGTCATAACAGGCAGTAGTCCAAATGTATTCATTGAAGCGTCAGGAGGCGCAGTAACCTAATGGCAACACGTTCCAAATCACTTAGCGGTCAAAATTGTATCGAGTCACAACCAAAAAAGACTCGTCAAGGAAATGGTGCTCATACTAAGTATGCATCGTCCAGTAGAAACAATGCTCGCAAACGTTATAGGGGTCAAGGCAAAGGTTAAGTTAACGCCTAAATAAATATACGGCGGTATATTAGAATGACCCTCAAGAAAATCACGTCAAAGGAAGTAAGCTACTCAAGATCTTTTAAAGACTTTGGTATTTCTTTTGCTAGAAATTTATTTACTGATGACGTGAGTGTTCTTACTAATGAAAACGCGATTAAACAGTCAGTCAAAAATTTAGTAATGACTGTTCCTGGTGAAAAACCTTTTCAACCTCTGATTGGATCTAGGGTTTCTGAATTATTATTTGAACCCCTAGATGCATTTACTATAGATGCAATTAGAGAAGAAATTGAGATTACTATAAAGCAATTTGAAAAAAGAGTGCGTCTCAATAAAGTTGATGTTATTCCCATCTATGAGAATAACAAAATCTCTATTACTATAGTATATAAGATAATTGGTATACCGATCAACGAATCGATTTCATTTGTTTTACAGAGACCCGAATAATGCAACCAAATAATTTAACAGCATTAGATTTTGAAGATATTAAGTCTTCAATCAAGTCTTACCTAAGAACTAGGGATGAATTTACCGACTATGATTTCGATGGTTCGTCACTCTCGTATCTTATTGATACATTAGCATACAATACTTATTATTCGGCATTCACTGCTAACATGGCAATGAATGAAGCATTTTTACCATCTGCTACTTTAAGGGACAATGTAGTCCAGGCAGCAAAACTTTTAAATTATACACCAAAATCAATTAGGGCATCTAGGGCCTGTTTGAAGTTAGATATAAACACAGTATTAGTCGGTGGATTCTACCCTTCCACCATTACAATCAGAAAGGGTGCTATCTGTACTGGTGGTAATTATATTTGGAATATTATCGATGATATTACAACAGCAGTAAATCCATCTACAGGTGCAGCAACATTTGATAATATTGAAATCTATGAAGGCGCATTAATCAACTATAATTATATTGTCAATACTTTTGCAAAACAAAGATACATTCTTCAATCCCAAGACGCAGATATTTCTACACTTTCTGTAAAAGTAAAAGCAAACGAAACATCTGTTACTTCTGACTTGTATTCTAAAGTTGAGAATATCACTAACTTAACTTCCGACACTAGGGCGTATTTCCTCTCTGAGGGCGATGATATGCGATATGAAGTCAAGTTCGGTGATGATGTTGTAGGACGCTCTGTGAAGGATGGAGAGGTCGTACAACTGACGTATATCACTACCTCTGGTGTTGAAGCAAATAATGTGCAATCGTTTGCTTTTATTGGTTCTGTAGTAGATTCTAATGGCAGTGGATATACACCAAATGCTTTTGATATGACAGTAAAAGCAAAATCTCAACTAGGTACTAATCCAGAATCAGTAGAATCTATTAAGTTCAATGCACCTAGAGCATATTCTGCTCAATACAGAGCAGTTACAGCACAAGATTATGAAATAATTACTAAAAATCTTTATGATAATGCTCAAGCGGTGGTTGCATACGGTGGAGATTCTTTAAATCCACCGATTTATGGAAAGGTGTTTGTTGCAATTAAAACTAGGACTGGTTCGCTATTGAATGACCAGACCAAAAAGTCTATTTCTGAACAGTTAAGACAGTATGCAATGGCATCTATCGAACCTGTAATTAGAGATCCAGACAATATCTACATTAATCCCAAAATATTCATTACATATGATACTGGTTGTGGAGCAACTAGTACACAAATTAAAACAGACATTTCTGATTCTGTTAATCAGTGGGCGACTCAAACTCAGATTAATAATTTTAATGCGACATTTAGTTCCCAGTCTTTAGAAAGAGCAATCGTTCTTTCTAATAAGTGTATTAGTGATGTATCTTTACAGATTACTGTACTGAAATATATCAATCCAACCACCAACCAAACTAATACCTATTGCGTTTCTACTGGGTCGCCAATTTATAATAGTGCTCCATCTCAAGATGCTGATGATAATACAGAATGTAAGAAGGAACCTGTCATTCAATCGGGAAATTTCCGAACTGCTGATAGACCTGGAGTTGACCAGCAATTTGAAGATGATGGATATGGCAATCTAAGAACTTACTATAATTCTGGCAACAGAAAAGTTTATACTAGTGAATCTGCAGGAACTGTAAATTACTCTAGTGGTGAGATTTGTTTTGGTCCAATCAATGTCATTAATGCTGGTGATGGTATTCCAGCATCAGATGCAATTGTTATCACTGATAATAATACTGGGTCTGGCGCAGTTGCTGACCCTACACTATTGCCTGATGGACTGCAAATCCCTGTATTGGTAATTCCATCAAACAATTCAGTTGTCCCTGGTTCTGATCCTGGAACAATTATCAATATCGTCAATCCAGAGGTTTCTGTATCCCCAATTGGAACTCAATTGCCATCTACAATCCCACTAAATAGTTTGACGCCTAAGGTATATAATGTAATCCCAACAACGATTGATGTTGGTGATATCGATAACTCTGGTTCTCTAAACACATCCGCCTGTTTCACGTAGTTAGATGAGTATTAATAAGGTCTCTCAAGCAATTCCTAATCAACTCCCTGGGTTTATTGGGTCTGAATATGAATTGTTCTCGAAATTTATTGAGTATTACTACAAATCCCAGGAGAAAACGGGATTAGGACAAAACATTCTTAACAATTTTCTAAATTACTTAGATATTGATAAATTAGATGTTGATATTTTAGATGGGAAAACTAAACTTTCTCAAGTTGTTTCTGCAACAGACAATGTAATTTCTGTTGAAAGTGTTGAACTGTTTTTAGAAGAGAATGGAAGCATTCTAATTGGTGACGAAGTTATCTTTTATGAAAAAAGTCAATCTTCACCAAATATTTCATTAGGTCCTGGTATTTCTTATGACCAGGTTAAATTAAAATGGGTAGAACTGCAAAGTCCACTTAGAAATTTTGATGGTGTAACTAGAAGTTTTCCATTAACTTCTCAAGACAGACCAATTGTTCCTCCAAGTGCAAATCATTTAATTGTTCAGGTTTATGATGAGTATCTCATTCCTGGAGTAGATTTTACTGTAGACAGTGGGAATATTGTATTCACTACTGCACCGAGACAAGTTCTTCCTGCAGATAGCGAAGAATTGTCCAGTATTAATTTTCTTAGTGGTTTTGTAGAAAATAATATTATTGTTCTAGACAATATTTCACCTTCATTTGGTGATGGTGTCAAAGAATTTAAAATTACTAATAATTCAGCAGCATATATTCCCGACTCGGATGAATATATCCTTGCATATTACGATAATCAGTTACTTGTACCCAAGAGAGATTTTGTTTTTGATAAAGATTTATTCATCTTTAGAAACTTTGCTCCTCTTAGTGGTAGAAGTTTAACCCTTCTTTCTATTGAAGCACCAATTCCTTCTTTTGGTTCTGGCGCATCTGCATATGCAAGAATTGATGATAATGGAGGTCTTTCCTCTGTCAAAATCAATGAAACGGGTTCCAAGTACAAATTTTCAAATCCACCTAAAATTACAATCAATTCTACTGGAGATAGTGGAAATGGTGGAGCGGCAGAAGCGTTAATTAATGGAATCAAGAATTTACAACTTCTTAGTGGTGGTAAGGGATATAGCGAAACAAATCCACCTATTGTACAAATTGAATCTCCATCTTTAGCAGATTCTGTCACTTCTTCAATCCGAGCAATAGTAACTGATGGTGCGGTCACCGCATTGGAACTGGATAGTTCTGGTAGTGGATATACGTTTATCCCAAGAATTACATTCAAGCAACCTGGTGGAGCAGAAATAGGTCCTGTAACTATTGCTGATGGTAGTATTTCTGGTCCGATTCCTATCATCTCTGAAGGTGAAGGTTATACCACACCACCATTGATTTATATTGATACACCAACTGGAAGTAACCCAATCAATCCATCGTTTACTACAGTAATTACTGATGGAAAACTGACTGGAATTACCATCAACAATCGTGGACAAGGATATACTACTACACCTAGAATCAAACTGATTCAACCAACTGGTGCTCAAGTACTGGAGAGTGTAATCGATGCTGATGGAAGACTTACAACCATTGAACTACTTGACGGTGGTAATGGTTATGAAGATGTTCCTTCTGTGTATATCATTGATAGTGGTACTGGTACTGGTGCTACTGCAGTAGCGTCTATCTTTAATGGTAGAATTACTGATATCAATGTCACTAATTTTGGTTCTGGTTATGATATTTCAAATCCTCCTGTAGTTCTTATTCAAAGTCCACCTGAAGCAGAAGCATCATGTGAGATCGGCATTAATCAGATTACAGGGTTCTCTGTTCTTCAATCAGGTAGGAATTATAAGAAAGCACAGTTCATTGGGTGTGCAAGGGCATCTAGTGGCATTACATCGTATGATGCAGAAGGCAATGCAGTATTCTCTGCAAATACTGCTGCTTCCGAAGCTTCGGTAGATACAGAAGTAAAATGTCTAGATGCTCTGTTCATAAAAAGATTACTGGACAAGTATGTTGAACAATATCTTCCCGACGTACCAGAATTAGACTATAAGTCAATTGATGTTAGAACATCAATTAAGACAATCAAAAGATTCTACGAAACAAAAGGTACTGAATTTAGCATTGCCTACTTGTTTAAGTTGTTATATGGAGAAACTGTTGCTGTTTCTTATCCTAAAGACCAAATTATCAAACCATCTGCAGCAACTTGGTCTATTAACACCATTCTGCGTGCAACCTTAGTCAGTGGTGATCCTAGAAATATTCAAGATGCACTAATTTCACAATCGGCAGATATTGCTGATGTGAATGTAAAGGATGCAAGTGCTCTTGTAGAAAATTATATTGCAATCAACACTTCAAATACTACAATTTATGAATTAGTTCTTTCAGAAGAAACCATTCAAGGTTCTTTCGTCGTTCCTTACAAAACAAAACTTGCAGAACCTTTAGATGGAGAGACTGGTATCATTACGGTCGATTCCACAATTGGTTGGCCAGAAAGAAACGGCGAATTTGTAATTGGTACTACAGAAGTAGTTCGTTATAAAGAAAAGTCTTTAAACCAGTTTATTGAGTGTACTAGAAACTTTACTGGTTCGGTTGGAGCAGATCCTAAAGTTTGGGACTCGGCAACTGAAGTAACTTCCAATTTCAGAGTTTATCTGAATGAAGGGACGCTTCAAGAAGTCGTAATGGACATTGTTGGTATTGTTGATGCTCAACGAACAAATCTTACTGACTC